CTCGAACAACCAAGTTCGATTCGAGGCCCTTCGCCACGGGACTCCCGAGATGAGAACGAAAAGTCAGCAACTTTCGTTTAACTACTCACTTCCATGGCAGGATCAATCTCGCCTATCTTTCCGTCCCACGTACAGCTCGCATTCGACTCGTACTGGCGGGTAAATCAGGCACAACAGAAAAATGAGCGCCTCGCCGGCACCTACGACGAGATCACCGTCGAGGGCGAGCGCCACCGCGGCGACGTGGACGGCGCCCAGACCTATTCGATGCGGCAGATCACGGGGCGCGCTCAAAAGACCGAACCCAGCGACATCCCGAACCAGTTCTGGTGGGTGACGCCGCGGGGCTTCGACAAGACAACGTGGATCGACCAGTTCGACCACATCACGCTCGGGAAGCTCGGCGACCCGACAAGCATGGTTTCCCGCAACCACGCGATCGCGGCCAACCGCCAGAAGGACTTGATCAATCTCGCGGCCCTCGGCGGCACGCGCTTCGTTGGCCCCAAGGGCACCACGACGCAGGTCCTTCCGACAACCGGCGGCCCGGCGGGAACGGGTCAGGTTATCGGCGTCCAGTTCGGTTCCGCGTCCAGCAACTCCGGCCTTCAGCTGGCCAAGCTGACGCAGGCCGCCTACCTGCTTGACCAGAACGAAATCGAGCGCATGGACCGCTTCTTTGCCTACACGGCGAAGCAGCTCAACAACCTGCTGACGAACGTCGATCAGGTGGATTCGATCCTCTACAACGACGTGCGGGCCTTGGTGGATGGAAACATCCGCAACTTCATGGGCTTCACGTTCAAGATGACGCAGCTTGTCCCCTTCACCTCGGGCAGCACGACCATCCGGTCCTGCTTCGCGTGGCAGAAGATGGGCCTCATGGTGGGGCTAGGCAAGGAGGTCATGTCAACGATCGACCGCCTGCCGCAGCAGTCCAACGCCGTGCAGGTCTACACCTGCCTCCTGCGCGATGCGACCCGCACGCAGGATGAGCCGGTCGTCCAGATAAACACCGACGAATCGGTCTAACCCAGAAGATCAACAACTTACTAAAAAGGAAAACCAAACATGGCAGCTCCAAACTTCTGGTATACGGATGTGGCTAACAACCAGATCCAGGGCAACAACCTTCCCGGTCAGGTCGGCGTGCAGAACATCGCCGTTACTGACGGCGGACCCGAGCAGAACAACCCGTACTTCGAGGGACCGCCGCAGATCCTTGCCACCTATGTGTGGACGGGCTCGGAGGCGGTGGGCGACATCATCAACATCGCCATCGGGCGGGCTGGGATGGTCGTCTCACCGGACGGGCACGTATGCTCGGGCACAACGGCCCCGGCAACCACGCTCACGGTGGCGATCGGCGACAACGACCTTGGCCTGATTGCCAACCTGCCCATCGTGAACCCGGGCGCGGCTGTGTCGCTCCTCGGGACGGCCAACAGCCTTCAGGCCCCGGTCTGGGTGGCGGCGACCTCCTACGTGGCGGGCAACGTGGTTCTGGACGCCAACTCGACTCCGAGCAACCAGACCTACACCTGCATCCTTGCGGTGAGCGGATCAACCGCGCCCCACTCGGATTCAACCCACTGGATAGCCAACCAGGTGCGCTATTCGGCGACGATCGACATCCACGCGGCGAGCGGGAACGTGGCGTTCGCGGCCGGCACGCAGCTCTACGGCGGCGTTCCCTCGAACGTCCCGGGCGCGGTCCTGCCGGGAACGGTGCAGGTCGGTTACTCGACATCCCAGCTCCTCAACCAGCAGTACATACTTCAGTACGACTGCTGGATACAGGCGGTCATCCTGACATTGAACACGGTGGTTGCGAACTCGTTCAGCCTGTTCCGCATCCCCACGCTCTCACTGAACTAACCTTGGGCTAACGGTAGCTCTCTCAAACATGATCGCTCGTCGGACTCCTGTGGCGGGAGGCTGACGAGCGATTTGCTTTACAAATGCCAACCACACTCGGACAGGTCGGGATAGCGAACATCGCGCTTTCGAAGATAGGGGCTGAGTCGATCAACTCCCTGACCGACACGACCAACCGGAGCAGCCGCGCGTGCAACGCGAACTTCCAGCTAGCGTACTTGGCGGCGTCGCGCTCCGGCAAGTGGAACTGCCTCCTCACGACGGCGCAGCTAACGCAGATACCCCAGACTCCGATCGTGACCGGGTGCAACGCCACGCCGCCGACCTCGACGCCTTGGGAGCCCCTGACGTTTTATTCCGAGGGGGTGTACGTGTCCTACGGCGGGGCGTACTACCTTGTGCTCAACGCCTACACGTCCAGCGCGTCCTTCGCAACCGACCTGGCCAGCGGCAATCTTGAGCAGTGGAACTCCAACGGGAACCCGCCTTCATTCGCGCAGCCGTGGGCCGAGTACACGGCGTACGCGGCCAATGCCTACCTCACCTACGGGAATTACTTCTATCAGGTCCTGGTGGCCTACACGTCGTCCAACAACTTCCTGAACGACCTGACGAGCGGTTATCTCGCGCAGACGGACCAGCAATCCTGCCAGAACGTGAGCGATCTTGTGCTCGACTCATGGTGCTGCGGTTCTCAGTACCCGAGCGGGTGGGCGTTCCAGTACGGGCTGCCGGCCGATTTCCAGCTCTTGGGAAGCCTGAATGACAACATCTGCTGGGACTTTGACGGGAGCGGAAGCGGCGGGGATTTGTACGAGATCATGGGCACGTCGATATTCTGCAACCAGCCGATCGCCGTTATCCAATATATTCAAAACCAGCCCGACACGACGAAGTTTGACGCCATGTTCACCTCAGCAGTCACGTTCCTGCTGGCGTCAATGATAGCGACGCCGCTGCGTCAGGACGGCGGCAAGCTGGAGGCCGAGATGCTGCAGGCGTACGAGCGCGTGCTATCGAAGGCCCGCGCCAAGAATGGCGGCGAGCAGATGCCGCGTCGCTTCAGCCCCCTTCGTTCAAGCCGCATCCTGCGCAGTCGCTACTGGTGGGGGGATGGGAGCGGCGTGGCGAGGTAGCCCATGGGCAAATCCCTGAACAGCCTTTTCGACTTCACCGCGGGCGAGGTCAGCCCGAAGGTGGACGCCCGCGTGGACGCGCCCTTCTACCGGAAGGCGATGCGCCAATGCCAGAACGTGATTCCGTACAAGACCGGCGGTTTCACGCGTCGCCCCGGGACGCACATGATCGCCCCGACAAAGCTCGCCAGCACGCTTCCCGGCCACAACTACACGGCGATTTCGGTGCCATTCGTGTTCTCGCCTGACACGACCTTTGACTTGGAATTCGGCAACCACTACATCCGCTTCTATTCCAACGGGCAGCAGGTGACGCTTTCGTCCGCTCCGGCGTGGGTCAGCGGATTCTACTACTCCGCGGGGAATTATGCGACGAGCGGCGTGAACGGGCTCATATACCTGCGCCTGACGCCCGGAAGCAGCAGCGTTGATCCGAGCGCCGACCCGCCGAACTGGGTCCAGCAGACGATCCTCGAGATCCCGTCCACGCCCTACAACGCGGATGCGGGCACCCTTGGGCCGCAGCCCGGAAGCATCTTCGATGTGGACATCCGCTTCCTGCAGTTTGAGCAGATAAACGATGTCATCTACATCACGCACCCGGACTACACGCCCTGCAGCCTGACGCGCTACGGGGACACGGACTGGATATTCGGTCCGGTCGAATACATCACCCCGGCGCTCCTCGACCAGAACGCGACGGACACGTCCATTTCCGCGAGCGCCATCTCAGGCATCAACATAACCTTGACGGCAACCGCCCCCGCATGGTCCTCCGCCCAGACCTACACGATAGGCGACTCGGTGACGGACGGCGGCCTCATTTACAACTGCGTCGAGCCGAACGTGTCGTCCGCCAGCTTCGCCAACGATCTGTCGAGCGGATATTGGGTTCTGGCGACCATATTTGAGCACGGTCAGGAGGGCGGCCTCTGGCAGCTGGCCTACGTCAACAACTCCCAGTACCTGGAGTACGACGGCGTTGCGGCGAGCGGATTCGCCAACGGGACAAGCGGCTCCATTCAGGTCTTGGGCGGATGGGAGGTCCACACCTACGGGGTCTGGTCGAGCGACATAGCGGTCCAGCAGTCCGTCGATCAGGGGCGCACATGGACGACGGTGGCCGTGCTGACGAGCCGCAGCGACGCCAACTACGACGTGCCGGGCACGGCGTCGGTTCTGAGCATGTACCAGTTCGTCATCTCCAACTCATCGGGGCTTGTGGGTCCCATCGTGACGGCGGGCAGCTTCATCGTTGGGGAGACATACACGATCGCCACGATCGGCAGCACGAACTTCACCTCCATAGGGGCTTCCGCCAACACCGTGGGGCTTTCCTTTGTGGCCACCGGGGTGGGGAGCGGCACGGGCACGGCGGCGCTGCTTGCCACCGGGGCAACGAACCCGCGCGTGGTGCTCACCGTGGACAACGCCTTCATAAACGGGATTGTCCAGATAAACACGGTCCCCGGTCCCTACAGCGCGACGGCCCAGGTGATTTCCCCGCTCCTCAACACCGGTCCCACGACCTACTGGAGCGAGGCCGCATGGAGCAACTACCGCGGGTTCCCGGCAGCCGTTACGGCCTACCAGCAGCGCATGGTCTACGGCGGGAGCGGATTCCAGCCGCAGCGCATCTGGGGAACCGTGTCAAACGACCTGCAGAACTTCAACCTTGGCGACCAGTCGCTTGCCACGGACAGCTACGCCTTCGACCTTAACGCGCCGAGCCGAGGTCCGATCAACTGGCTGATCGCCCAGCTGGACCTTTTCGTGGGATTCGCGGGCGCGGAGTGGGTGGTCAATTCGGGCTCGACCAACGCCACCGGGCAGTCCAGCGGGGCCGCCGTCACGCCCACGAGCGTCAACGCCGTAGAAAGCTCCTCCTGGGGGAGCGCGTTCGGGGTGTCGCCCGAGATCGTGGGAGATGTCCTCATGTTCACGCAGCGGCAGGCGACGAGCCTCCGGCAGATGCTTTTCAGTGTCTACTCGGAAAAGTACATGACGAAGGATTTGACGCAGCTGGCCGACCATTTGTTTGCGTCGGGGATCGTCCAGATCGCCTACCAGTCGCGCTGGAGGAAGCAGTCCCTCCTGTGGTGCGTGACACAGCAGGGGACGCTGGTCGGCATGACCTACGAGCTGGACGAGCAGGTCACGGGGTGGCACCGCCACACGACGGGCTACGGGCAGTACGATCCGAGCAACAACCTGATTTCGCCGGACAACGGATTTGAGAGCGTGTCCGTGATCCCGGGGAAGGGGCTCGCCGACGACGAGGTGTGGTGCGTCGTCAACCGCCTGATCGGCGGGGTGCAGACGCGCTTCATGGAGCGGATCGACCCGAACAACTGGGAAGAGACGTTCACGGGAGCCCCCAACCCGCCCGTGGCCTTCCTGCCGAGCGCCTTCTATGTCGATTGCGGCATGACTGTCACATTGCCCGGCACGCTCACAATTACCGGCCTATCGTACCTCGACGGCAGGTACGTCGTGGGACTGGCGGATGGGAATGCCTTCGGTCCCCTGCTCGTATCCGGGGGGTCGGTAACTCTTCCGTCGTCCATCCCGACGACGGTTACAACCGTGCAGATCGGCCTGCCCATAAGCTACGCGGGGCAGGCCATGCGCATGGATGCTGACCCGGAGCGCGGGAATTTGCAGGGGACCATAAAGGAACTGGATGAGGATTATTACATCCGCGTCTGGAACTCGGTTGGCGGGTCGATCAGCAACGGGACGGTCCAATACCCCAACTGGATCAGCGGCTACGGGTATTCGGTCGGGATCAATGTTATCAGCCCCCTGACGCAGCTTGCCTACCAATGCGTCGTGGCGACAAGCGGGACGACGGACCCGTCCAACGACACGGCCCACTGGGTGCAGGTTGAGACGCCGGTCTACATGCCTCCCGTACCGATCAAGTACACGCCGAACGACGGGAACCCGTTT